AATACCCCAGTAAGGAATCTCTTTGAACGACCAAAACTTAGGCGTGGCTTGACCACCACGGGGAAAAAACGCAAATAATTTTGACCAAATTTAAGCATTTACCAAACGGCTGAAATGGCAAGCGAAAAACCCACTCACGGACAGATAGCGTCAGCACTTGGCGTATCCGTTGCGCGTATAACAATTTTAAAAAAGGATGGGATGCCGACGGACTCAATTCAAGCTGCACTCGATTGGAGACAGGCCCGAGAAGATGAACGCAGAAGGTTAGCACCTGTAGTAATTGAAACTCTCGATGACGGTTCAATCGCAGAACGCATAAGACTGCATCGAATTAAAGTTAACTTAGCCGGTGAAGTTTGGGAGAATGCGATCAGGGAACGAGACCCGAACCAGGGCAAGTACCAGACCGCCTACAATCAGAGCTTAAAAACTTTGTTAGATTTAGAGGAAGAACAAGAGCGTCGTGCTATCCTCGCCAAAGACTTTATTAAATCAACGGAGGCTCGAGAGGCGATGCTACAAATCGTCAGCGATGTTTTAACCAGGCTTGATAAGTTAGCGCTAGATTGTGCCGAAGGTTGTAACCCTGAGAACCCTGCGAAGAGTGTGAAAGTTTTGGAGGCTTGGGTGCGTAAGACTCGGAGCGAGATTAGCAGTATATGAAAAAGAAGTCGGTTAAGAAACCACTGCGTTTAATTCCACGCAGACCGATGCCAAAGCCGACCAGACCATTTAACGACAAACGCAAACGAGCATACAAACGAGAAATCAAAAAACAATTAGACGATGAATAAATCAGAACTATTGTTGATTGCACGTGAAGCACTAAAGCCATCGGACTCTGGTGACATCGTCGAGTGGTTGGAGAGTAATGTCTACGCAATCCCTGACTCGCCAATCCCTGGGCCGTTCCGTAGTGATCGCACACCGTGGATTGCGGAAGCACTTCGTATCGCAGCTGACCCTGAGACGCGAATGATGACGGTGCTAGCGTCGATTCAATCTGGTAAGTCTTTGTTCGCTCGTTTGTTTTCCTGCCACGTTATCGCTAATGCTCCCGGCCCGATGATGATACTCCAGGCTAATGACACCGAGGCGAAAGACTTCATGCTCCGATATTGTCGGCCTTTATGGAAACACTGCCCGCCTGTTCAGGAACGAATGACGGAAGGCGATAGCGATAGGTCATCCATTGCCGACTTCGATAGAATGATGATTTATTCTCGAGGCATTTGGAACGAGGCAAATCTTCAACGCCTGTCTTTACGTTACACAATCGCCGACGAATGCTGGCTCGCACCTAACGGACACTTAGCGGAACTCTCAGCGCGTGTCACTGCTTTCGGCTGGTTAGGTAAAAGAATCTTTATGTCGCAGGGCGGTAACGCTGGCTCGGAATTTCATAGCCTGCACGAAGGAACTGACTGCCGAGATTGGAACTTCAAATGCCCTTACTGCGGTTTTCTTCAGCCGTGGGTATGGGAGCAAATTCGTTTTCCTGAGGAAGCCAAAGCGACTGGATCATGGGACTTAAAATTAGTTTCCGAAGGCACAACATACGAATGCGTACACTGCTCTAAAAAATTAACGGACAATAATGCAGTGCGATTAGAAGCAAATGCTGGTGGACAATTTGTAGCTACAAAAACGGCTTCGACAAAAGGACACATCGGCTTGCATTGGAACTCGCTCGCGACAATGTCGTGGGGTGAATTGGGTGTCTTAATGCTGAAGGCAAAAGAAGTCAGCGACACTTACGGAGACGAAGAACCTCGCAGAATATTTAAGCAGAAGCGACTCGCCTTAGCCTGGAGCGAAGAAGGTGGTACAATGATTACCACACCAGAAGCCGGTGAATATAAACTCGACGATGACTGGGCAGGCGAAGCAGTAATCAATGCAAGGGGCAAAGTAATGGATCGAGAGGACGAAGGCGCTAAAGGTGCTATACCATTCCGTACTATGGGAATCGACGTTCAGCGCGGTCACTTCTGGGCAATCGTTCGTCGATGGGGAAAGATGGGACACTCTCGGCTGAAGGCTTTTGCGAAGATTGATACTTGGCAAGGCTTAGAAGAATTTGCTAAACTACATGGTGTCCATAAGGCTATGGTCTTCGTCGACTCAGGTGACAATACGCAAGAGGTCTACCGCGAATCTACCAAGCGAGGCTGGAAGTGTGCGCGCGGTTCAGGTAACGATGACTTCGCAAGCACAGATAAAAACGGAGTGACTGTCCGCAGATTCTATTCGGAGAAGCAACGCATCCTTGTACCAGGCTTACAGAACCGTTGCGAGCTTGTGGTTTGGAGTAACTTAGCCGGGAAAGACTTACTTCACGGCCTCCGATCACGACGCTTGCACACCTACGCGTCAGACTCCTTGCCTGATTATATTGAGCAGTTAAATGCCGAGGTTCGTGTAAAGGACAAGCGGACAGGTAAGCCAATGTGGATTATGCCACAGGGTAAGAAGGATAATCATGCTTGGGACTGTGAACTCCTAGCCCTGCTCGCAGCTGTAAGGTGGGGTATCGTGGGCCGAGATTCAACAGAAACAAATTTGACAACCGATGAAGCACCAGCAAACTAATCACTGCGGGTTACTTAGCCACTTGTTATTGTCGTTGTTGGGACATCGTCATAGGGGCTGGTGGCTAGGTAATCCGTTCAATTTGACAAAATACGCAAATTAAATGGCATCCGGCATATTCATTGGCTTGAACGAAGACGAACTTTTGGCAATCAAAGCCAAAGCAATTTCTTTGATAACTGCTGGAGTAATAACGACTTCATACTCTGACTCTGGTACATCGCTTGGAAAACAAATCACGATGAACGCAAAAGATATGCTCGCGGAGTCTTTATACGCATTATCGATTTTAGACCCTCAGACCTACGGAAAACGAAACACGGTATTACGCGGTTCATTCCGAAGACAGGACTTCTAATTGATTTATGCCACGCAAGCCAACCGCACCTAAAGTTAAAAAATCTACGCCTGCTAAAAAAGCAAATGTAGGTGGTTGGAATATGACCAACTATTCGACTACGCGCGCGCAACTTTACGCACCTGTAGCACAAGACCAGCGTCGTGACCTAAGCCCACGTGACCGCGTCGAGATGATGCGTCGCACTCGTTGGGGTGATCGCAACTCCGGCATGGTTCGTCAGATTCTCGGAGACCTTACGCAGTATACAATTGGTGACGGAATCCGTCCGCAGTCTCACTGCAAAAACGCTAAACTTTACGAGCAGTATTTCCATGAATGGTCTCGCAAGTGCGACATCACGAATCGCTTTTCATTCTCTCAGGCTCAGGCAATCTTACTCCGATCCGCAGCTCGAGACGGTGACTCGTTCGCAATCAAAGTACGCAACGCAAGCGGAGACCCTAAGTTACAACTCGTCGAAGCCCATCGCGTAGGCAATCCGTTGCCACCTGAGAAAGAGCCAGCAGGAATGCACGATGGTATGCTCTTCGGGCCTTATGGTGAATTAACAGGCTTCAATGTTTATCGTTCGGACGGCACGTCTAGACAAGTCTTAGCGACTGCAATGATGCAAATTGTAGATATGGAATATGCTAGTGGTGCAAGAGGTGTTCCAATCCTCGCAGCTTCTTGGAATGATATCCAGGACGAGATGGAAATTTTAAATTTAGAGAAGATTGGCGTGAAGGCGTCGAGCGATGTGTCCTTAGTATTGAATAAAAAGGAAGGCGTTATCGATGACAATATGGCAACTGAACTAGGTGCTTATGCTCCATCGAACGGCCTCGGTAATTTAGCGACGCAAATGGGCGGTAAGATTCTCGCACTCGATGTTGGTGAAAATTTAACGAGCCTGCAAAGCAATCGCCCTAGCCCTACCTTCACCGGCTTTCTCAAAGCAATTCAACAAGACATTAGCCGAGGCATTCTGCCCTACTCTTTCGTCACTGACTCTTCTGGCAACACAGGCCCTGGTCTTCGTCTTGATATTGCTAAGGCTGACCGCACTTTCCAAAAGTGGCAGAACTTAATTATCGAACAACTTTGCATTCCATCGTGGGGTTATATTATCGGTGACGCTATTGCGAACGGTGACTTGCCCGACGATCCCGAGTGGAACAAAGTATCTTGGACAACACCTAAGCGCGTAACCGTTGACGCAGGCCGTGAAGCTGCGAACGACCGAGCCGATATGGAACTCGGTTTAATTTCAATGTCTGAACTTTACGCTCAACGCGGTTTAGACTTCCGCAGTGAAATGGCAAAGCGAGCAGAGGATATGTCCTTTATCGTGAACCTAGCCAAGCAAACTGGTATCCCTGTTGAGATGCTTTACAAGCCTACCAACATTCAACCAGGAACACTCGCACCTTTAGCACCTAATCCTTACGTCGACCCTGAGGACGATAACTCATCTCCAGACGCACTCATCAATCAAAACGAAGACCCTAACGAAGAATAATTTACAATGAG